AACCGCGACGCATATCAGAATTGAAGCGGATGCGTCGGACGTTCTGACGGTTAGTCAGCCTATGGAAATATTGAGCGTGGCGCAGAGAGGCACACGTTTTGTCACTATCCGATGTAGGGGGTGGAAGACGTGAGACTGGAAATTAAATTAGAAGGCGATGCCAAAGTGCGTGGAGCGTTCAAAAAATTACAGGACTTGGGCGGTATCAAAGATTTGTGTGTGCGTCAGGCGCAGATGATGGAAGAACGCGGAAAAGCGGCATTGGGGACGCCGGGAGCAACGCCGAGAAAGACGGGTGACCTGAGAAAGTCCTTGATGACGGACACGCAGATGCCGGATGGAGCGGCGGTCGGATATACCATGGAGTATGCACCGCACGTCGAATACGGGCACCGTACTCGTGGCGGAGGCGGATACGTGGAAGGTCAGCATTTCTTGCAGACCAACATGAAAACACAGGCGCCGATTTTCGAACAGGAAACAAAGGAATATTTACAGCGGTTCATAGACGCGGCGACGCAGGGAGGATGACATGTTGAAACGAATGAACCTGACGGATTTGTTCAAGTCTGTCAGAGCACAAATACAAGATAAAACCGGCATGAAATGTTACGACGCCGTGCCTGATAACGCTCAGTCTCCATTCTATTACATGGAACTTTCCGGGAATTCTCCGGCGGACACTAAGACAATGTTCGTTCAGCGATACAGTATCGACATACATGTGATTGCGGAGCCGACGCCTTCAAGCGTTCCGACGTATAAGTATATCCAGATGCTCGAAGAGGCGCTGACAGAGGATATTAAAATTCCTTGCGAGTTCATTCTGGTACGTCAGGACGAAACGGGCATAAAGACGATATACAACGAGGAAACCGGCGAAAAGCACAGCGTGGTCGGTTTTGATTTTCTAGTAGCGTACGGTTACAAATTCAAAATATGATGAAAGGAAAAGGAAATGAATAAGGATTACAAATTTCTGATTTTTGCCGGGGAGACCGCATACGATGGCGGAGCGTATTGTGATTTTGACACGGCGGCTTCCGTCCTTGCAGGTAAAGATATTCTGCTTGCGGTTTGGAATTCTGATGGAAGCAAGATGCTTGCGGTTTCCGGGCAGCAGAACCTGACGATTAACAGGTCTGCGGAGACGATTGAGATTAATTCTAAAATCGTTGAAGGACAGGACGCGGACTCTGCGGGCTGGAAGGACTCCGTGATGGGACTCAAAGAATGGAGTATTGACCTTGACTCTCTGTGGGTTCCGACGTCAGACTCTCATAAAGCACTTGCGAATGCGTTCGACGCTGGAAACCCGGTTTGTGTGAAGGTCTATAACGCAAAGACGTCCAAGGGACTTTTTGCCGGATTAGCCATTATCACAGATTTTCCGGTTGAAGCGCCTTACGACGACAGCGTAACTACGTCCATCAGCCTTCAGGGTAAAGGCAGGCTTCTCGACCTGACAATCCACACAATAGAAACTGACACAATGCCGGAGTAAGCGACCTGGTTAGTGGGGGAAAATTACATAACGAAAAATAATTGAGCGGGGACAATGACATACATTTGTTCCCGCTTATTTTTGCATGTCACAGTATATCACATACTTTATATGCCTGAATGGTTGGTATGTCATATATCAGAATTACGAGGAGAGATTTCAAATAGGAGAAAGAAAATGTTTGAAGTAAACGGCAAAAGTTACAAATTACACTACACCGAGGGACGCCTTGAACTTATCGAAAACAAAATAGGAAAGAGCGTTGTCAGCGATTTCATTAAGTCAGACGGCGCACTGCCCATCGCAACCATCAAGTCACATTTTGCGTTCGCACTTGTCTGCGAGGATGACCCGGATGTGTTTGTGAAACCGAAGGACGGTATGGCGATTGCGTCTGAGTACATGAAGCAGAACGGCTATGCGTCAGCATGTGACCTGATTGCGACAAGCCTTGAGGCTGATATGGGTTTTCTGTTCCGCGCGAACTGATACGGTTCCAATACTTTAAATCAGATAAGCGCGGTAATAAAGAAAAACAGAAAGAACAAGAAAAGTATCGCCGGGAGGTCGATTTCGCATGGTACGCGGTCAATCTTGGGTACAGCAAGTCGGACTACGAGGCGTTGACGCCGAAAGAAAGGATGTTTATCCGTAAGGCGTTTGAGGACGCAACGGTCTTCAGGTCAACAATTATCAGGGATGCGGTTCTGAACGCGGAATACAACGTGAACCGTAAGAAATCAAAACCGTTCAGAAAGTTGTGGACAAAAATTCAGAGCCTGACTAAGGGCGAGAAGGCAAAGAAGCAGAACGACCTGAAAATTATCAAAGAGATTGAGGAGAAAGAGACCGGTTGGGTTCGCAGGTTGTATGAAGCGAATGGATACATAAAGAAAAAGAGTGAGGGCGCAAAGGGAGAGAAAAATAACTAAGAGAGGAGGGGGAAAACATGGCTGACATGACACTGGGCGTGAAGATTACTGCGGATGCGTCTGAAGTTGAGCAGGAAGCGGCGAAAGCGGAGCAGGCGATTGGCGGCGTTGGCGAAGCGGCGGAGCAGGCATCTACAGGCGCGGCGCAGAATTTCGCAAAGAAACTGGGTGCAAATTTACAGTCAGCAGGCGAAAGCGTTACAAAACTGGGTAAAAAGTTTGCACCCGTCTCGGCGGCGGCGGGATTAGCGTTCGGCGGAGCGCTGAAAAGTGCGTCAGATTTTAACGACGGAATGGCGAAGATGTCGACCATTGCGGATACGTCGAAAGTATCGGTCGAAGAACTGAAAGACCAATTCCTTGACCTGTCGAACGAGACCGGAAAAAGTGCTTCCGAATTGGCGGAGGCAGGTTATCAGGCATTATCCGCGGGTGTTGAGACGGAAAAGGCGGCAGGCTTTGTAGGCACGGCGGCTGACCTGGCAAAGGCGGGATTTACTACCACTACGACGGCGGTCGATGTTCTGACAACGGCGATGAATGCCTACGGAGAAGAGGCAGGCACGGCTGAGGAAATAGCGAACAAACTTGTTCGGACGCAGAACCTTGGTAAGACGACAGTTAATGAGCTGGCGTCTTCCATGGGTAAAATTATTCCTACTGCGTCTTCTATGAATGTCGGCATAGATAACCTGACGGCAGGTTATGTTTCCCTGACGAAACAGGGTATCGGAACCGCCGAAGCGACGACATACATGAACAGTATGCTCAATGAACTGGGCGACAGCGGCACAACATTGGGCGGCATTCTGAAGGAAAAGACCGGAAAATCTTTTCAGGAATTAATGGATAGCGGCATGTCCATGGGCGATGTTCTGAAAATCACTAAGGATTATGCAGATGATGCCGGGATTGCCTACAACGAACTGTGGGGTTCTGCTGAAGCAGGCAAAGCAGGTCTTGCAATTCTGAATGGCGGTGTTGGCGAATTTAACGCAACGGTCGAAACGATGGCTTCCAAAACGGACGACGTCGGGGCGGCATTGGAAAAACTGGAGACGCCCTCACAGAAGGCAAAAGAGTCATTAAACCGGATTAAAAATTCCGGGATTGAAATGGGTGACAGCCTGCTGACGGCATTGGCGCCTGTCATGGATAAAATCAGCGGCGGCATTGAAAAGGCGACGGCATGGTTTTCCGGACTCGACAGCGGGGCGCAGATAGCGGTCATGGCGATTTTGGCTATCATAACGGCAATAGGACCGCTGCTGATATTCATAGGAACATTGATGTCCTCTGTCGGTTCGATTATCGCTTTCTTACCTACGTTGCAGGCGGGACTAACGGCGGTAGGCGGCGCTATAGCGGCAATCGGCGCGCCTGTTCTGATAATAGTCGGATTGATTGCGGCTTTGGTAGCCGTTTTCATTTATCTGTGGAACACAAATGAAGGCTTCAGAGAGGCCGTTATCGGCATATGGGAAGCGATTGTGTCGTTCTTCACGGGCGTCATTGAAACGATAAAAGGCATCTTTACGAGCGTCAAAGATTTCCTGTTTGGAATTTGGGAGAACATTAAGGGCGACGCACAAGCGGCATGGGAACTTTTAAAGGTTATCATCCTCGGTCCTGTTTTGCTTCTTTGCGATTTGGTTACAGGCGATTTCGACAAGTTGAAAGAGGATGCCGCGAAGATATGGGAAACGATTAAAGAAAACGGCGGAAAACTGTGGGAGGATTTCAAGAATTTCGTGGTCGAAACGGCGACGAGTCTGTACGAGGGTGTACAGGAAAAGATTTCTGAGATACCTGGCATTGTCGAGGAAGGATTTAACACAGCGATAGATTTTATCACGTCTCTGCCCGGGCAGGCTTTCCAGTGGGGTTCCGATATTATCAGCAGTATTGCGGATGGTATCAGGGACGGAATTGGATGGGTTCAGGACGCGGCGGCTTCGGTAGCGGAGTCTATTAGAGGGTTCCTTCACTTCTCTGAGCCGGACGTGGGTCCTCTGTCTGATTTCCATACATACATGCCTGACATGATGAAAGGTCTTGCAGATGGTATGCGGAAAAACCTTCCTACGCTCAGAGCGGGCGTGGAACTGGTCGCAGGCGAAATGACCGGCATTGTTCCGGGAACAGGCGCGGCGTATGCGTACGCAGGCGGCGGAAGCGTCAGCAATCTCGGCGGTGTGACCATTCAGGTATACGGCGCTGAGGGACAGGATGAGGAAACTATTGCTGACAGAGTGATGGCAAAGATTATGGAGTTAGTTGAGTTGGAGGGCTGATACATGGGCACGATAGTATATGACGGAAAAGATTTATCAGATTTTGGAGTGGCATGTATCGGCACCTCTGTTTATGGCGCACCTTCCCGGGATGTGGAGTCTGTCCATATTCCGGGAAGGAACGGTGACCTGTTGTTTGATAACGGCGGATTTATGAATTGCGATGTAACGTATCCGCAGTGTTCAATCGTGGAGCGGTTTCCCGTGAATGTGGAGGGTCTGCGAAACCATCTGTTAGGCAAGACCGGATACAGGCGTCTGGAAGACAGTTATCATCCTGACGAATACCGGCTGGCAGAATACAGGGGCCCGTTTACGGCAGATGCACACACTGCGCGAGGATACCGCTCAGGTGTATTTGATTTGGTATTCAATGCAATGCCGCAGAGGTTCTTAAAAAAAGGCGAAAAGATGCTGATATTGGCGCCGCAGACATACAGTAATTCACAGTACAGATTGGTTCTGAATTATCCTCAGGACGGAGACAGGCTCGCGATTACTATTAATGTCATGACGACGCCGGGCGCGACGGTAACGATAGGCAGTAATACATATACGGCAGATGCGGATGGCATAGCGACATTTCAGCAGAATTTCAATGTTTCGTCAAAACGTCAGTACATAATTACATCTACGGCATTTATCGCCGCGTTGTCAGGGACGAACCTTGGATATGACTATGAAGAGTCAACAAGATACATAATCCTGAAAAACCCGGTGCCGTATGCACAGCCGGTTTTACAGGTGGTTCCGGGAGCGAACGCGACGGCGACGGTCTATTGGTGGTCGAATGGTAACCAGCGGACAGTTGTTAAAGAAACGGCGGGATATGCGGACGCAATTTTCACAATTAACTCACAGACGGGGACGGCAGTATATCAGCGTCAGTCAGGCACGGTCAGATATAACGGAAACCTGAACGTAAGCGGCGATTTACCTGTCATTATCGGCGGCACAAACCGTATCAATGCGGATTTAGCGTCGGATGCGGCGGCAGTTTATCTGGTTCCGAATTACTGGCGCGTTTAAAGGCGGTGATGGCATGATTCCGATTTTATATGAAAAAACAGGAAATATCACAGGATGGGGACTCGGTCTTTTAAAGGGATGCAAGAGTGCGGTCGTATCTGAAACATTGAACGGTGATTTCACGGCAAAAATAGAAATTCCCTCATCTGCGGGCGTTGCGAACGAACTGGCGGTTGATAGGATAGTTGCGATGGACATACCTGAAAGGTTCTACGACGTCAATTTCAGCGAAGGCGGAACACAATATTTCCAGATAGTAAAAATATCAAAAAGCCTGAGCGGAATGCTGACACTGGACTTGGAGCATATATCGCACAGACTGAAACGCATTGTCATGACGAGGCGTGTTACATCGGGTGCATACACCGGCGACGGTTCAAAGATATATCAGTATCCGCACGTGGGCGACATGATGGTATGGACGTTTAACCTGACAGCGCTGGTCGGTGGAAGTACGACGGCTTCGTTGGACGCAAAACTGCCGTATCTGAAAGAGCCGATGCCTCTCAGAGATTATCTTGCCGGAGCGGAAGGCAGTATCACAGACAAAAACCATTGTGACTGGATTTTCAGCAATGCGAAAGTCAGAGCGTTCACAAGGCGCGGACAGGATACAGGGTATGTACTCAGACGCGGAGCCGGATTAAAGGATTTGCAGATTGAGGAGTCAACGGCAGGCGTTTATACGCAGATGCTTCCTTATTGGCTGAAGGAAGTGAATGGCACGATGACCTACGTGGCACCGACAAGTCCTGTCAGTTGTCAATATGCGTCGAACTACGATATTCAGCGCATAATGCCGATGAATTGCACAAATGAGTTTGAGGCGAAGCCGACGGTGGCGCAGTTGCAGTCGTGGGCGACGGATTACATGAACAGAAACGGATATGGGTTGCCGACAGTTTCCGTAAAGGTGGATGTTCGTTCGTCTGCGGGTTCTACGGACGCGAACGAATACTTCGTTGATGCGGATGGTCATAAGTTGACGCATGACCTGTATCTTGGAGATTCAGTTGCCGTTCAGGTAAAAATAGGGAATTTGTATGTGGCAGTTAAGCCTAGAATTCAGCGGTATGAA